GAGGGAAATTAAAAACGAGGTGATTATGTTAGCCATTCTTTGCCTCTATCATTTCATCCATCACCTGATTGAACATTTCCACGTCCTGAAGCGAGTAAGTACCATCGTTTAAATCAGACCACTTGCACATGGGTGGACATAAACCTTCAATACCGGTGCAGGGTCGCAGGAGGTACCAGTTTAAATGGCTGGGTCGGCTGCTGGCGGACTGACGCTTTTTACGGCGTTGTCCAGCCAGATGAAAAAACCTTCCAGATTCCACAGGATGAGCTGTGAAAGCAGGGTGTTCCACTCGACCATTTTACCGCCGAAGTCGTTCACCGTAACAGGCGTTTCAGTACCGGCAACCAGTACCTTCTGTGTAATCAATCCCACAACTTGCTTCTTAAGCTGCTGAGGCATAGCCATAAACATCGGGATGAGAATCTGCTCACCCATTTCAGCGTTGACCTGTGCAGCAGTAGCAGCACGACTTAACAGTGTTGCAGAAAGCAGTGACAACAGTTCATCCTGCTGCACAGCGGAAGCCATTGCCGCGTTGACGGTCAGATTACCCACTGTAAAAGTTTTAACGTGTGACATTGATGGTCCCCTTGTTTCAATGGGTAAAGTTTACAGGAACCGGGTGCAGAATGATAGTAGTTGACGAGTGCGTCAAAGTGGGGTAGGGTAGTAGGACATTAACTGAGGAACCAGATATGAGCGTAGAATTTATAGATATAGATGTTTTTGGAAATCCCAAACAAGAAGGTAAATATATCTGTTGGGTCAATCCAGACATTCCTGTACCGGCGGCAAAAACAATCATACTGACATGGATGTTTGGTGACTGGAGTTACCCTGGTTCAGATTGTCGATATCGTGAAAAAATTTACGGTTATGCGGGACCTTTACCATCTTTAAAACTTACTGATTAAAACTAAGGCCCCTCACGGGGCCTCATTAATTACGCTACTTGACCTCTTGTACCAGTCCAACTATTAAACTCAATAATGAACTGGTCATCACTGATAGTTGTACCAGCACGCCCACGCGTACCATCATTAACGATAACACCTTCTGCACCCACAGCTGCATCAAGCGTACCAATCTGTGTCCACGTGGCTTCAATATTGGCACGGCTATTAAACAGACCCTGCATATAAGCACTGTCTGCTGAGCCGGGGTTGAAATAGACATTCACGCGGCGACCCGGATTGATACGGTCCAGACGCACAGCGTTGCCACCCTGACCACGACGCAACGTTGATACCGGGTCAATCGGTTCATCGGTGTATGGCGTGGCAGTCTCACCGAAATCTCGCATCAATCTACCGTTAATAGTTAAGACGGAGTTTGATGTGCTGAAATTCTCTAATGACATTGTTAATTCTCCGCCTTAATAAATGTCGCAGGAAACCTGAACGGAATGGATTGCGCCAGAACGGAACGCACGAATCTGAATTGGTGCAGCCTTGCGTGCAGCGCGGTCAGCATCCGAAATGTCCAGAATGTCTTCCGGCTGAGTCAGCATCTCGTAGCCCAGCGTGTAAGCATCCAGACCGGTGTCAGGGTCGATATAATCACGTGGTCCAAGATAGTTGTTACGCACGTATTGCTCACACACTCGCTTAGCTGCGCCAATCAATACTGCCTGACCAACAGGAGTCTGTGGAAGTTTGGTTGTCTGGTTAGCCAGTGAGTTAAACAGTCCAACTTTCAGTGAATTCACAAATGCGTCAAGGTTGATGACATCATCGATAAACTCACCATAGGTAGAGTGGGTGTAGGTGTTCAACCAGCGACCGCTATCTGTTGCACCCTGCAGGTCGAGTTTGCTGTAGAACACCGCTTTCTTGTTACTGTCCTGCATCGCGCTGTACGCGGTGTCAGTCAGGTCTTCAGCAGCTACGCCCGGAGACTTTTTAAACTCACCGCTAATGGTGGAGTTGTCAGCCGAGTAGTTAACCACGGCAAACTGTTTAGCAAGCGCAAAACCTGCGTACGCATCAGTGGCGTGTGCCACAGTGAATACGTGGCGATAGCCAAGCGTGGTAAGCTGTGTTGCGATATCGTTCGTAACCTGTGGGTCGCGAATAGCGGTCACAGCAGTACCGGTCTGAGAGTTAACGAACATCACGTTATTCTCTTCAGCCCATGCGGCAATAGCCAGCACGCTTGCCGGAGTAGCCAGTACGTCAGCGGTAAAGAAAGTCCAGTACCACCAGTTAGCGTCAAACGCTTTGTTCAGCGTGGCGGTTACGTTCGCATCTGCCTCGTCTGTACCCCATACGGTCAAGGAGTTGACAGAAGGAGTAGAGCCGAGCCACTTCGCGCCAGCCTTGTAAGTCTCAGTAGTGCTGGCGAAGTCCTGAGCCAGACCATTGACACTCGTGTAAGTGCGTGTGGTATTGACGCCAAACCCGACAGGCAAGTCATCGCTTTTAGCAAATAACATCGCACTACCGAAATTAGCCGTCAGTAATCCAGCCGGAGAAATCCGGGTAGTAATCTGGATGATATTGCTAACGTCATATGACATTGTTAAAACCTCGTGGTTTGTGTATACACGGGCAAAATTTTATCACGATGAAAGGTTTACGTCCACGGATTGCAGGACGGTACCGGTTTCACTTTCAACAGATGCTGAAACCTGCTCGATACGGTTCACATCCACAATGTCGATTGCTTCGTAATATAGGCGAACAGTAATCTGTGCACGTTGCTCAAAGTTAGCCGACTGCAGCGCCGTGAGGTTATTCACCGCATCTGTTCCACCCCAGCCCAATCCTTTACGGTAGAGAAGCCATGGTACGTCAGGGCGCTTGTGGCACTCTTTCAGCTTCTCAGCATACTCCATCGCGTTACCGCGCCAGAATTCAATATTCACATCGCAGATAATCTGAGCGCGGATGTCATAGCGGACCTCGCGTGTGAGCGGCAGGTCAATTGTACGCACGTTCGCCTGACCACGCTCACGGATAGCCTGTCGCACCCTGACACTGGAATAGGGACCAGCAGGAGCCTGTGCGTTAGGGTCCGCAAGAATACATTCCGGCACACCCGTTACGGTCATGACGATAGGGCGCAGAATGGCAAAGATTTCACTGTTGGTCATAACGACTCACTATAACTTTGCAGTAGTTCCGCCACGGGCGGTTATCGGTCTTAATCACTTTCCAGCGCTGACCGAGGAAGAACCATTCACCATCAAGCGTAATCAGGTTCAGGTCACCGTTGTTAACGTAAATGCGGCGCGGGTCAACAATGCGCTCGCCACCGCGCTCAAGAAAATCTATTTCACGTTCGGACAGCGGCTGGATGTTAACGCGATAACCGGTAACCGGTGCAGCAATGACAGGTGTCCAGATACCATCAACGTATGAACCATCAATGGATGTGAAGGTTGCATCGACCGATTTAAAAACCGCATCGATGTGTCCGGTCATATTGAGGCTCATGAAATACCCTCATCCGGTAAAGAGTTGGTGAGCTTCCACGTGATGCTAGCACGCAACGCGCCGGTATCGATGAGTGGGTTAGATGACCCTTTCTGCTCGATTGTGTAGGCGCTGTTAGGTGGCTCTTTGAGGTCAGTCATGTACTGCTGCACGCCACCAGCAGCAAATGCACCAATAGCGTTAAGCGTCTGGTCAAGTGTTGCACCGTTCTGAATAGACTCAATCACGCTGTCCTTGATGTCCTGCTGTGCAGATTCTACGCCGGGAATGAGGAACGGACGGGCAGGGACAGGTGCAGGGCGACCATTAAGCTTGTTGTGCGGATTTCCGTAGTTGTTCAGTGCGGCAACCTGTGCCATAGGTACAGCGTCACCATCTGTCTGATGCATTGGTGCATCTTCGTGAACGCCTACCGTCACAAACTGACCTCCCCTGAAGCTGCGCAGATGGCGCTCAAGTTCAGCCTTAGCAATCTGGAAATCTCTTATCACAATGCCCATTGGTACACCTCCTGTCGCGATAATACCACACGGGCAGAATTGCCGCTACTTACCCCGAACCACCCCGAACGATTTGGGTGTGGGGTAAAGTCGTGGGGTATGGATAAGTTATTGATATTCTTATTATATATAATATTTTACCCCTAATACCCCTAAAGAATAATACTTGGTAATAGAATGGTATTTATAGGATGTATGTATACATACTTATAAAGATTACAGGGAGGAGTAGGTAGCAGGACTGGGGTATTTGGTAAAAAGTTTGTAAGTCGATGATTCCCATGTGGAAATGTGTACCCCGAACACCGGGGTAAAATAGTTGTTGACGAATGCGTCAGTGGGATATATATTTAGCTCATTGGCAAATGATGAGGATTAGAGAGAGATGGTTGAATGTTTAATTGTATCTTCAAAATATGAAAATGAATTTACATTGGGTAAACGTTACACGATTGAAGAAGGTGTTTTTAACAGATGTGTTCGTTCAGATGAAGGAGTTCTTTACGAATTCACCGGCTCTTCTTTTGAAGTCAGAGAATCCAGTACCGACGAATCATCACCTCTCATAGCTGTTTTCATGTAATAGGGGACTCAAAATGACACTAAATGAAAAAGTATGGTACGGCGTGTTACTGGTTTGTTCGCTGTTCTGGTGTGGGGTTACATTATGCGTGATGTAACAGAATTGCGTAATAAGCACTGGTCAGGACGTAACACACTCTGGCCGCGTACACACGTAGCATGTGAAGTGCGTTTCAACTGGCAGGGCTTCCACATCAACCGTAAGGCACTGCAGGTTGCACAGGATGAAGCACGTGATGCGGTTGAGACAGGCGAACAGAAGTACTGGAATCGCGGCAACTACTTTCTGACTGCTGCCTACATGGGCGGTCAGGAGAACGAGCAGTTTTGGGCACAGGAGTTTAAGGTATGAAAGAGTTTAAAGGTACTCCGGGGCCGTGGGTGGCTGATAGCGCATGGATTGAAACGGAATCTAGGATTATCGCAGAAGTTAAAGATTCCAGAGATGAGTGCGAGATATTTAAACCATTACAACCTGAGACTTTGGCTAACGGCAAGCTCATTGCAGCGGCACCTGAATTGCTTCGTGAGCTGCAAAGAGCAGTTCAGGTGTACGATGCACTATTGGCTGATGGCTATTTAGCATACAAAGATGATGCGTTGCGAGCACAAGCAGTTATCAATAAAGCACTTGGTGAATAACTTACCCAATCGGGGACCAACAAATGAACGAACAATATGATTTTGAGGAACATCTGGAACTGTATAAAGATTTGTACATTTCTGAGAAGTTCAGTCCGGAAGATGCAGAATTACTGGCGCTCAATCTGATGCGTGCGTGTGGGGTTAAAACGGAGCCATTCTATGAAGAATATTCCAGAAGTCGGAAAAGCGTACACTGATAAGCTGGGGTTTACCGTCATTGTGACAGCTGTAACGCGTTCTGGTGGCGGTAAGGCTTACGGTGGTGATACACGTAAAGGTAAACTCACGGGGCATACAGTGAGTGCTGAGCGCAACGGTGTTGCGTATAACTTCGGTGGGCAGGCATTTGAGCGGAGGTTCATGTGAGTTACTTCCCCGTAACCTACGGCGCAACACAACGCGTTGAGGAGCGTCCCGAAGCGGTTGCGACAGTGCGTGAGTTACTAGACATGATTGTCACGCTGAAGCTCTGTGAGAAGCAGGGTGGTAACGTGCGTAAATGCTGTACCATCCTTGCTGCACGCATGACGCAACGCCCGGTAGTTGAATTCCTGCGTAAGACTGCAGCACTGCCGGTACCATCTGCACGCATTCACAGAAAATGGAACGAAATGTTAGTAGCCGAGGCTGCTACAGCGGAGATGATGAGAGTGGAGGGTGAGGTATGTGGTGGTTGAGTCTTAAAGCTGGTGACAAAGTATTCGTGCCGATGGAACGTAATCGGCAGAGTGGTACGGCTGAAGTTTACAGTAATGGTAGAAAATACATAATCATCTCTCTTTCTGGTATTCCTATGCGTGTAAGGAAGTCAGATGGTTGTGTTGACGCATATCCATACAATCAAATTTGTCGCGATGAAAAGGACCATATGGACGCAGTTTGGCAGCGCAAAAGATTCCGTGAATCAGTGGATAGCCTTATTGCGATGGTTTCTTCGCGTACACGTGTATCTAAAACAGATGCTGATGAACTGGAAAAACTTTTAGCTACATTATCTAAGGCGGAAGAATGAAACTCGGAGTTAAACTTATTCACCCCGGCGCACGTATGCCCACGTACGCGACATCAGGAGCAGCGTGCTTCGATTTGTACGCTGTGTCGGACATACCACACGAGTTGTATCAGGGGACGTCTGTAACGATTCCCACGGGGCTTGTTTTCGACATCCCGGAAGGTTATGTGTTACTGGTCTACTCGCGCAGTGGTCACGGGTTTAAACATTCGGTGCGACTGAGTAACTGCGTGGGCGTAATTGACAGTGATTACCGTGGTGAGGTGCAGGTTAAACTCACGCGGGACGAGTCGCCCGGTAGCTGGCTGGAACGCTTTGAGATTAATCAGGGTGACCGGATTGCACAGGCTATGCTGATGCCGGTAGAGCAGGTAAAACTGGAGCAGGTTGATGAAGTTGAGGCAACCGTGAGAGGTGAGGGTGGTATGGGGAGTACTGGTAAATAGCCCCATCCGTGGGGCTTTATCTTATCAGTTACCCGTGACCACAATACGGAACGCTGTTGCAGCTGGAGCCGCTTCGATAGGTCCGGTTGTTAACAGAAGTGTTCCACGTGTGCGAGCCACAACCACGCTGCAACCCGTCTGTGTGATAGTACCGATAATCGGTATGACAATTGTGTTTACATCTCCGGTAATTACCGGAACCACATTTGGTACAGCGCTGTAAGTTTTAGCAAACGTAACTGCTACTGCTGTGCCTGCTGTCACCACCGTACCATTGACTGTCTCGCTCACTGCGCCCACGCCTGTGTTGCCACGCGGGATGGTCAGGTTGAGCGTTTGTGCGGGAGCCGTACCCGTGATTGTAGCTGCAGCATTGCTACCAGCAGCACCTGTTGTGACTGTTCCCACACTCAGTGTATTAGCTGGACCTGTGTTACCTGTCGGTCCCGCATCTCCTTTTGGTCCAACAGGCCCTGTGCTACCAACGTCTCCCTTTGGACCAGTAGGGCCGGTTGGACCCGCCGGACCTGTGTCACCAGTTGAACCTTTTGGTCCGACAGGTCCGGTATCTCCTGTAGCGCCTTTCGCACCTGCTGGTCCGGCGTCACCCGTCGTACCTTTTGGACCGGTTGGACCAACTTCACCTTGCGGACCCTGAACACCCTGTGGCCCCATGTTACCCTGCGGTCCTTGTGGGCCAGCAGGGCCTATTGCACCTGTAGAACCCACTGGTCCCTGTGGTCCGGTGTTGCCCGGATTACCCTGTGGTCCCATTGGTCCGGGAAGACCTTGCGGACCTGTATCGCCAGTTGCGCCGGCGGGACCCGTTTCACCTTTTGGACCAGCTACACCCTGCGGACCAGTGCTGCCAGTAGGTCCCTGTGGGCCAGTAGGTCCCGCTGGTCCGGCAAGGTCGGCAAGTCCGATGAGTGTCGTCCACTGTGTATCTGTTGAGCGTTTCCACTGAATAGCGCTGTTGCTCACACGCATATCGGCAGATGCACCCTGTAAAGCATTAAGCGAGATTAAGTTTTGCCACATTGTGTCGGTCGTGTATTTCCACTGGATACTGCCATCCGCAACCTGAATCTCAGGAGTTTTACCGTTAGCACCGTTCTGTCCGGTCATGTTAAAAGGTTGAACCTTTCCCATGACCTGAAACAGTGAGGAGTTGTATACAACTGGCGTGCCAACCGGTTGTACCTCACCGAGCATTCCGCTAACCATTGTTGAGAATGTGTCAACGTTAGGTGATGAAACAATGCGGTAATCTGTGAGTGTACCCACATCGAGTGAGCCTGTACCTACAGCCTGACAGTAAGATGTACCACGGTAAAACATACCGTAAATAATCACGCTGCCGGTAGCCTGTTTAGCCCTGACTTTGGTTTGCAAATCGGAGGAACTGGAGCCAACAAGTAGCTCATATTTGGAAAGTGACATTGTAACACCTCGGATAAGTTGGATTAACCCGAGCCTGAACATAACACATTAGTATTGCTGATTAAATCGGATGAAGTGGAAAAGTATTGACGGATGCGTCAAAGTGGGGTAGGGTAATGGGACATTAACTGAGTGAGAGGGTATACACATGAAACTGATTGATTTACTGGTGCAGGAATTACCAAAGCGTGGTGGATGGAACAATGGATGGGCTGCTGTTAGTTATGATGAAAATAATAACATTTGTGCTCATGAAAAATTACCAACTCATACTAGTCACTTTGGTGGTTGGACTGATGCGTCTGGTAATACCTTATGTGATGAATGGAAGGTTCTACACATTACATCCGAAGTGGACTGGGAAGACGGTTTTATCACACGTGAACAATATGAAGCAGCGCTGCAGCAGCCCGTGTGGAATGGTGAAGGTTTGCCGCCGGTTGGTTGTAAATTTGAATATGGTTCCCACAGAACAGCCGCAACCTGTCTCGGTGTAGGCTTTGATATGGTTTTTGCTTGGAAGGGTGAACCACTGGGTGAAGACTACGAAGAGTTTATGATTTCTATTAAAGATTCTTCCTTTTACGCGGCGCGCACCGAAGCAGAACGTAAGCGGGATAGGTTCATCACCGCGATTGGAAATGAAGATGCTATTGGAACATATATCACCAAGGATGAGGCTGAATTAATTTACGACGCCATCGCAGCCGGTAAAATCCCCGGCGTCACACTGCTCTAGCACCCATTCCGGCTCGTTTTCTGAGACGGAAGAAAGCCTGCCCGTAAGCTGTGTAGGTGAGGAAGTCTGTACCAGCATCGACCATTTGTGCTACACGGTAGGTGATTGATTCATCACCTACAGATTTGCTGGATACGTTCAGACGTGCATCGCCCGATACACCACCATCAATACCATCGGGATAGAACGTGGTTAACCACCCCGCAGCGTATAACCACATCCCACGCTGCTTCATGTTGTGACATTCATTCTCATATGCACCCCATCCGCGACCACCGGTCTCAGTGTCAGCTTCACAGAGAGCCCACTGGACAAGACTATCCGGATACTTCGCAGTATCTGTGAAAGCAGCACCAAGTGGCGACATACGGAACGATGCAATAAGAAATGCGTCAATAACCACGTTCTACTCCTCGGTATTACTCAGGTGCCTTAGCTTCGTCGATTTCTTTCTGAAGGCGGTCAAGCTTCCAGCGTTTGTCAATTTTGATACCCATTGACTCAGCTTCTTTACGAGCGTTAACCAGCTTCTCATCTTCTTCGTCATCTTCACCTTTGACAGGTTCGGAATAACCTTTAACAATCAGGTCACCGTTGTCAATCAGGTGTTGAACAAATTTCTGTTTAACCGCTTCATCCGGTACTTCCACAAATTGGGAGCTGTCGCCGCCGGGAATGATTTCATATTTCGCTTCACCGTGGTTAATGGTGATTGAACGCGCAGTGCGTGAACCTGCTTTAA